TTCTGACAGAGCACCATTTCCCCATCGACTATACAGACGCATGCATAAACATGCACTATACACAACCCGCTTTGGCTATGCTGTGGGGCTCGCTCGCTTCGCTCGCTCGCCAGAGACGCTCGCTTCGCTCGCCGCACAGAACTGCACATTTATGCACACTGCATACCAAGCACATAAAATACACTCTCTGTATATGCACACAAAATGCATATTCACACAGACGCAGAAAAGCACCCCACCCGTAGGTGAGGTGCTGTTTCTTGAGTGTGAGTGTGAGTGTGCGCTGTGTGTGCGGATTAGATTTTCTTGGTAGAGATGATTGTGTCAACACCTTTTGCTTTCAGGTCTGCCGCATGCTTTTCAGCATTCTGCTTGCTCTTGAAAGCACCCGTCTGAACTGTGAACAACTCTCCGTCAGGAGCAAACGTATCCTTGCCGCTCTGCGGCTTCGTGCCCTCATCGTAGTACAGCTGCACAACTTTCTTGAACTGCTCCCATGTGTACGGCTCGCCCTTGCGAATGCGGCGTGGGCAGTTCTTTCCACTCCAGCGGTTATGCTGCACAACATTTGCAATCGGAATCTTCCAGTCAGACATGAGCCGCGCGGTAAGCTCGGCGGCGTTGTCCGTAGCCTTGCGCAAATCGCTTTCAGGATTCTCACAAATCTCGATTGCAAGGCTCTGCAAGTTGCCAACACCTTTCGCACCGTCCCCTGCGTGCCACGCAATTTCAGTATCAGGAATCAATCGGATAATTTCGGAATCGTCTACAACGTAGTGATAGGAAACGGTCTTGTTCTGACCGCCGTTCACGGTCATATAGCTGGCGTGGCTACGCGCGCCCGCTCCTTTACCTGTGTTGGCCGTGTTGTGAATTGTGATAAATTTCGGGGACATTGCCTTACCCGGACGGGCGGCTGTTCCCTTGCGAATAAAGATTTCAGTGAGTTTTACCATAGTTACCTCCATAGATTAGGTTGTCGCGTTTGCATGATAATTGGACAACCTGTGCATATTCGGACTATAAAGACGCTTACGCGTGTTTACTGACATCACTCTCGAAAACGTTGCCGCGCTTCTTTACGCGCGTGACTTCGCGTTCAAGAACGCTTGCGGGAATTTCACATGCCCGGGTGTATAAGTGTTCAGCGTACCCGTTTTCCGATTCAAGGCTAATCATGATGGCATCATACCCGGCAAGGACTTCCACTAAATCTTTCAGCTTCATTTCAGTTACCCCTTTCAATCGTCAAAATCTTCAAAATCGTCGAACGTGACAAAATCTGAACTTTTCCATTCTACATCATAAGGACACCATTCGCACTGCATGTGGTCATCGTCCTCATAGGGGCAACGATTTAATTCACACATACTGTTTTCCTCCTATAGCTTTAATGATGCTACGTTGAACAATCCAACCTCCATCGAGACAATGCCGTTGTAGTTAGCCCAGTACCCTGAATCCCAGATTTCAAAATGGTCAAGCGCCGGATAGTTCGAGCGGTAAAAGCGACTGTTGTTGAAGTACACCCATCCGCCACCATCGTTGCTTGTAGGGAATATCCTAACTCGGCCATCTGCAAATAGTACAGAAGAAAGAACAAGCGTCCATTCGTCTGTCGGTGTAGGGTCTGGCGGTGGGCCTCCCCCTCCGCCGTATACCGTTTCATAAGTTCCGACGGCATTAGGAATCCCAGTTATTAAAGAGGGGTCTTGTAGCGTGCCCCACGGGGTTGCCTGATACTCAACATGCACATGTGGCCCAGTGACATTCCCGGTGCTGCCCATGATTCCTATAACGTCTCCGGGCGCTACGGTGTCGCCAACCGCTACGTTTCGGCTTGCAAGATGTGCGAACAAGCTGCACGAGCCATCCGAATGCTGAATCTGTACAAAGTTCCCGTAGCTCGCATTACTCCCGCTCCCAAACTCTGACCGTAGCACCGTTCCGGCAACCAAGGCGCGGATATAAGCAGGGTTCGTGTACACAACAATATCCTGTCCCCTGTGTAGGCTTCCATCACTATATGATGGCCAAGTTGCCGTAACCTTTACAGATGTTCCTGTTGTCAAATAAGTGCTGTACGCCATTTCATCACCACTTTACAAAGAATGTTTTCTTAACCATTGCTTCCAACTCCGCTTCCGTGCGGCTTGTTATCTCTCCTGCATCATGGATAATGTTCAGAGCAAATACAAGCTTATTCGCAAGTATAAAATTATCTCTCGCGTGAACATCGTCTTTCGGAAAGAATCGTTTCAGCATCTCGTATTGACGATACCACGCGTCAATAACTTTCTTCTTTGCCATGTCAAATCCTCCATTTCATCACTTGCATGATATTGTTCTTGATGTTCATCGTCTCAAATCGTAGGGCGCCCTGCTCGAACGGTTCCACAACCCACCTTTTGAACATGGACTTGTTAGCCGTCACAAGCAGCATGTTGGGCTTGTGGTCTTTCGTTGTTAGTGCGTAGGTGAAAGCCGAGGGGTCATACTTTTCAGAAACCCACACTAACCCCTCTTGCATGTCAGCCCAGACGCCAAGATTCTGCCCCATATAAACAAGTGTCATAAAGGTTCGAGCGTTCTTGCTGCGCGGCTCTATGAATGTATTATCATCAAGATAGAAAGCGTTGTTGATGATGTGTTCTCCCTCGCTTGTTCCCATCACCAACTGGCCTAAGCGGGTAGCCTGTTTTGCTTTCACGAACTCCGGATTAACAACGTTTTCTACGAGAATCAAATTGTTTTTTCTCCATATCTCCCCCGGCTTCGGCATTTTCAAATCGTAGTTGAGAAAATAGGGGTTTGTAATTGAAATCGCGTTCGCCATACAGAACACTGTAACATTGTCCCTCATTCGGATGATTGTTTCAAGCTGGTTCGTGAACGCTGATATTTCATTTTTCAAATAACGGTAGCTGCCAACCTCGATTAGAAATTCGTCAAACCCTATCAACGTAATGTCAGGGTAGCTTATCGACTTCTTTCCAGCTGCCGTACTAAGCGCGAATGACTTCCCGGCAACCTCGCCATTTATGAGGAAGTAGCCGCCCTTTTCCTGCAACTCCAAGTCAGGGAACGCCGGGGCGATATCGTCAAAGAAAGTCGGGAGCGTGCTGTCAAGTTCGGTCTGGTATCGCCGGATATAAGCAAACTGCCCCTTTCCATTCATGAAACGCTCTATCGCCATTTTCTTGAAACCGTATGTTTTGCCGCCACCGCGGTTTCCAACGATGAAGTTTAGAAATCGGTTGTAGGACATGGTGCGGCGCATATCCCAGAATATATTTGAATCCACGTTAAAACCTCCATTGGCACAGAAAGAGGGGAGCATCAAGTTTGTTAAACCCCCGCCTCACCCGCACGTTTCACCGTGTAACATCGGGATTTTTTGGTAATGCCCCTTTCTCTCTCTGGCCTACTACTATTATACCACTACTTTATCGTAAAGTCAACATCTTTTAATATCGCGCCGCCCTCAACATTTTGATGAAGCAGCTTTCCCCGGAACGCTTCGCCCGTCCGGAAATTTTCCCAAGTAACGTACTTGTAGCACCCGCTAGACATTCCCGCGCTTGTCACCTTAAGGAATGTTTTCACACCATCAAAAATCGTGCAGCGGCTGCGCGTCTCCTCGTCCTCAAAAAGCCTTGAATACTCTTTATCACTCACAATTTCGGCTTCACAATAACACTTTTGGTGCAGGAACTTTCCGGCCACAAAGTCGCTTTCGTGTGCCCATTTCCCTAACTCCGTATCGGAAGTTTCAATTATCGTCTCCACGTCCTCAACAGGCAGCAGCGTGTGGATACTATCCGTGTCACTGTAAATATACATATCCTTGCCGTACTTTTTAATGCTCAAATCCTTGATAGCTTGACTTGCTCTGATTGTGACTTCACGTGCGTATGCTGTGATAAAAGCGCCAACTGGAACATATATCGGCTCCCGTTCTTCTTCCGGGCCCAGCTTATACTTTACTACCTTGTTAACGCGGTCAAAGTACGGAACCTTGCTTTGTACTTTCGGGTTCAAGCTGAATTTGCCGTACAGACTATTCAACATCAGCTTTGCCAATGATCGCATGGCCGCGTTCTTTGTTTTTGTGCTTTCAATCTTCACTGCCGTCCATTTGTCAATGTAGTCTTTGAAAAGGTCATAAGCCCCCATGAACTTGAATCCGTCCAGATATTCGATGTTGTAAACCTCGTATTGCTCAAAGAACAATTTCAAGTCCACGTTGGTGAGTGTCATTTCCACTATCTCATCCCCGCTGTCAGAAAGATATTGCGTCGGGATGAAAGCCAAGTTCCCTTTCAGCTGAATAGTAGGTATCTTCCCCGGCTTCAATTCGAACTGACACTTTATCCTCTGGACGTAAAGTGGGTACAACTTATCATCTTCATATCGCCCAGTAAATCGAACAGGTACACCGAAGGGCATCATCTTGAAGTACATTACAGACGGATACAGACTATTAACATCGAACACATGCCCATCAAAGACTTCTTTCTCCGCGTATGCCGGGTTCAGGTACGTGAATCCGCCCTTGTATGCTTTTCGTATTTCCTTATCGTTCTCCGGAATTGGAAACATCTTTTCAAAGCGTTTCTTCCCAAAGGTTGTCTTGAAGTCGTGAAAGGCGTTGCTGCCCGCTGTCATTTTCTTTAATCCCTGCTTGAACAGGACGGCAAGCGCCATTGCGACTATTTGGACGTCGTTTCTTAGATAGTCAACTTCTTCTTGCGTAAGTTCATGCC